CCTTTATGTTATATAGTTTACTTTACGATTCTGCCTTCTTGCATAGCATTTGATATGTCTTCTTCATACTTATCAAAATCAGCCATACTCATGGCAGCAATCTCCCTTTCAGACCATACTTTCTGTTGCTTTGGTTCTACACTTGTTGTTTTTGTAGATACCATATCTGCAGCAGATTGTCTAGTCTTTTTAGAAGATGACTTAGTTTTGACAGGTTCAATACCTAAATCTTTTTTAAACAAATCTAAAGCACGAGAAGCTAAATCGGCATCTTCAGCATTTGAGTATATCCATTTCTGAATAGAATCAGGTTGCTCTTTTGCCCATGTATGAAAGTCATCGCTGTTTCTAATATCCTCAAAATCAGGGTGTCTATCATATAATCTTTTCTCTGCATCTTTTCGTATTAATTGTTGTTCTCGCTGTTGGAGTTTACTAAGGCGTTCTTCTAGAACTTTTGCTTTAGACTCCGATTGCATATGTGCAACAGTTTCTACTACTTCAAAAACATCAGGATAATTATTTTTAAACTCTTCTAGTTCTTCTTCAGTTTTAGGAGCTTTATAATCAGTTCTATTTTTAGTAGCTTCTTCTAAAAGTTCCTGTTCTCTATGTCTAAACTCATTAAGTTTATTATCATAATGTTTTTTAAGGTCGTCATACCTTTTTTTATAGTTAGGTCTTTTATAAGGTTTATCCTTATTAGTGTCTAACTCTTCAGTATTAACACTTCCTTCAGCTTCTATTTCAGTAATATCCTTACTGTTAAAAAGTTTATTTCTTTCAGTAGGTTCTTCAAAATATAAGCTTTCATTTGCAGATACAAAATCTGTTTTATCTTCATTGTGCCAATCTTTCTTTTGGTTATAAGGATTTGGCGTTTCCTCTGTTTGGACTGTATTAGTCATTTTCTTTTACTCCTTACTCAGGGCTTCATTAACAAGGTAGCTGCATAAGTCGACTGTGCAGGGCTTGTCTTGTAAAGGTAGCCTTTCTGGTTAATATTTAATAAAGTGCCTACGCTAATAGGGTAGCTTTATCTCTTTTAGCTACGGACATAATCATTTTGAACATTAGGATTAATCATATTTTCTTTAATATTTCTATTAGTTTTATCTTCTTCAAGTACATTAATACCTGTGTTAGACACTTGTTTTCTAGATATATTTGATAATATTTCTTCTTCCTCGGTGTTCATTTCACCTCCGTTAGCTACTTGTTGTCTCATATCTGCATCAGCTTCAGCATCTTTCATCATACGCATCAATTCAGATGCTCCGATTTCTTCTGTAGCTTTTGCAGTAAAGACAAATTCTCCATCAGACAACCTTGCAGGTATACTGTCGGAGACTCCTGTTCCCGGTCCTTCAACAGGACCAGACCCAGCAAATTCTTGAGCAACATCTATTACTTTATCAAAAAGCATAGCTAATTGTTCATCTTGTTCTAATTTAGAAGTTAGCATATTTTCTTCTTCTTCTGTTAATGCTTCTTCTATTATAAAATTTGTATAGTTATTTTCCATTTCTTCATCGGGTAACATAGGTTTATTCATAGCCATTTGCATTTGGTTATCAATAGAACCACCTTCTTGAAAAACTCCTCTGCCTTTTAATACATCAGCAAAAGTTGTTTTACCATCACCTGTTAAATCTGGAAATTTTTTTGCCATTATTTCTCCTTTGCTTTTCCTATATTTAGTGCAAACCAATCAATAACTTTATAAGCTTTACTTACTAAGTTATCATCGTGTGGAGTAGGTGTTAAAGCTGCTATCATTGAACAGATAGAAACTATCCATGGCACTACTCCTATTATTTTTAAAATTGTATCTAATAAATCTAACATTATATCTCCTCTTTTCTATTTATTGCTTCTTTAACCTGTAGGTCCAGTTGCTCTAAGCGTACCAGAAAAGCTATCTTCCCCTGGAATCGGTACATCTCCTGTTCCGATGTTGCCACCACCAGTTCCTGTAACCCCAAGTTCTTGAGGTCCTTCAGGTACTCCTTGAATATTGCCCATTGTGGGCTGTTGACCAACGGGTTGAGCTTCCTCGCCATTTGTTTGTCCAGCATTTTGCATTCCTATTATTTGAGCCATGATAGCTGCTTCTTCAGGGTCATTAAGTATTTCCTCTGGGTCTAAGTCTAAGCTATAGGCTAGTTCACTTACGAGTTTAGAAATCTTAACAAATGGTGCAATAGCTGGACTTTGTGCAGTTTGTAAGAACATAGTCAATCTTTGACTTCGTACTTCTTTTTGCATTAAGCTATTTGTACCAGTAGCTTTAACTTCTAAATCACCTTCAATATCTAATTCACCTTCATGAAATTGCATATTCCATTGAAAGTAAGACTCTCCAAGTGGTTTTAATAAAAAGTCATCAAGATTTTTGACAACAGTTTTAATATTTAAACTAGATGCTCCAAGTAACATTGACATACCTGAAGCAGTTCTTGTCATACTTTGTACTCCTGTTTGTCCATGTGAGTAACTTGGTATTCCAGTTTGTTCATCTGCAAGTTGTCTAAACTTGTCAAACATCATCATGTTTTCTGGTGCTGTATTAGGAAATTTTAATCCATGTATAGATTGTCCGGGCATTCCTGCTTGTCTTCTAAATATTTTACCCGGATATATTTCCATTGATTGTCCACCAACTAAAGCAGACTCATCTACATCAAATACTAATGAACCAGCCATTGCTAAATTATCTACAGCCATTCTTGCATGACCATTCATAATTTGTTGACTGTCATCCATATTTTCTGCTACGCCAATACCAAAAAAGTTATATGGATTTCTTTCATATGGAAAAGCATTATATGGTAATCTATAAGGAGTAAAAGGATTTAAAACTGCTCTAAGAACATATTGTCCACATACCCAAATATTTACTTGAACTTCATCTAAATCATCAACACTATCAGGTAATTCTATTCCTACTTCTTTAGCATATTCTGCATCCATCATGCCCCAATATTCTAAAACTTCAAAACTGCTATGTGCATCTTCTTCACTTCTAATATCATCTCTTAGTTGTGATTCAAAATCTTTTTCAATATAGTTAGCTCCAGTTTGAATTGCTAATCTAATTGCTTCTTCATCAAAGTAAGGCATATTACGAAGTTGTCTGATTTGACTACGATTCATTTTATGTCTATGAATTACATATTCACATTCATCCATGTTAGTAGCATTAGGGTCTGGATAAAAATCCCAACAACTTACAAACTCTATTCTAGGTACTCTAACTTCAAGAGGATTATAAACTCTTTCTCCTGCATCATTATTATTCCATTTATGTAATTTTTTATTAAAATTAAATGGTCCTTTTACAATCCCTGTACCTAGTAAAGCAGATTCTAAAAGAGCATTTCTTATTTCTGAAGAACCTTTAGATTCATCTATTTGGTCATGGATAAGTTTTTCCATTCTTCTTGCAGCTCTTTGTGCAGGATTTAATTCTATAGCTTGTGGATTAGGACTAGCTCCATCTGTAAGCATACCAGCTTCTTTAGCTTTTTCTTCTATAGGGTCTTCAAATATTCCATTGTAAAATGAAGCACCGGGTTTAATAACTTTTCCATCACCTTTATAACCAACATCATAAATGTCATCTATCCTATTTCCTATATCATCTGGTATAGAAGACTCAATATCAGCAGGTGCATTATTAACATTTAAGTGTGCAATATCTGTTTCACCTTCAGGTATTTTAGTTTCTGAAACACCTATAGGAAATTTACCTGTTCCAAATATAACATCTACTAATTGACCAAAAGCAGCTAATACTTTTGTTTTAGTTATTTTAACAAATACTCTAGACTTTTCAGACTCTCTAAATTTTAAAGATTTATTATAAAGTCCTCTATAATTTTCATAAGCCCGAAGCCATCTTTTTTCATCGCTATCTCTAGATTCTTCAGCTTGTGCAAATCTACCTTGAATAATGCCAATTAAATTTCTTTTTTGTTCTTCAGGAAGTGTTAAGGTTTTTCCAGTCTCACCTTCTACATCTTCATAAAGATTATCAGCATTTAAAAAAGTATTTTCTTCCATCATTAATAACCAAATACAGAATCTACAGGTTTATACATTTCACGCTTTAGTCCTCTAATTCTTTCTAACGGACTTTCCATTCTTGGTCTGCTCATAATCATATAACGCAAAGCATCATATGCATGGTCAGAAGCATGAGTATCTACATCTTCTGGATTAGTTTTAGATAATGGTATAGATTGTAATTCTCTTATTAAGTTCGGACATGTATTAAATATCTGTAACTTAGGTCTACCATTTTCTCTAATCTTTAAATACTCGTGTATTTGTATTTTACCTTGTATTCTATTTTTATCAGCCCGTCTTAATTTATGACCAGCTCTCACTAAACTTTCACCTACAGTTGGACCAGTTGTACCTGTCTTTGCCCATGCTGCTGTATCTAATACACCATTCACAGAAAAAGGGTCTTCTGTCTCCATATCTGTTATTATACTACCTAATTCTTCTCCTGTCAAGCCTTTTTTGTATAATTCTCTATAAATTATTAAAGTATTGTCATTTATGTCCATTATTCCCCATAAACAACAGCTTTCTGAAGCATAACCATAGTCAATACCTTTTAATCTTTCCCAATGAACAGGTAAAACAAAAGGAGATATAACATGAACTGTAGGGTCAAACTCTACAAATGCTGCACCTTCTGCTACATCCCAGTTACCTTCTAGTAATTGTCTTCTTTGTATAGGAGGTAATGACATAAGCATTTGCTCATACACACCATCTTTAGCTAGGTATGGATTATCTAATAACTTTGCAGGAATAAATTTTCTTGTAAGTCCATCTTTACCCATAAAAGATTTATTTGATTCTGAAGGTTCTATGTATCTTTTCTTTACCCATTGAGAACCAACACCACCGGGGTTAGCTGTACATCTTAAATATGTTTTTATTTCAGGGTCTGTTGTTCTTAAACGAGAAGCAAGATAGTTCCAACTAAACTCTGTAGGTAAGTGTGTAATTTCATCAAAGCCTATCCAACTATATGCTTGTCCTTGATATCTATATACATCTGCATCTCTTTCTAAGAAACCAAACTCTATCTTTGCACCACTAGGAAAGTTCCATAGTTTTTCTACTTCTCTAAACTTAGCACCGGGAAATGCTTGTGGATATAGTTCACGAGACTTGTCAATCATTTCACGAAGTTCTGGCATAGACCTTCTAAGTATTAATGCTCTATGAGCTTTTTTGTGTGCATATCTTAGTGGGTCAACTAACATAGCATAGGATTTACCACCACCAGCAGCTCCACCATATAGTACATCTTTTTCATCTGCAGCTAAGAAATGTGTTTGTGGTCCTTCGTTTGCATGGAAGATTACATTAGAATTTTTAATTGTTTCTTGAATTGAATTAGAAGTATTTTCTACTTCATCTTCTGTAAGAATGTTAGAAGTTTTAGAACTATGTAATTTTTTTATAACTGTTTCTTCTGTAGCTAGTCTATTTTCTTTTTCTTTTATAGATTTTTTTTGTTTTTGTAAAGTTTCTTTTTTCTTTTGTAATTTTTTAATGTGTGTATTTTTTAAAGAAGAATTTTTATCTAAATAATTTTTAAGAGCAACATGACTTATTTTTCTATTTGTTTCTTCTTCAATTAAAACAGAAGCCTCTCGTAAAGAAAAAATTTTATTTTGAACTTGTTGTATGTACTTATGTAATACTTCTAATTGATTTGGTATAGGTTTTAAATAACCTTCTATATCACTTAACTCATAACCAAAAGGTATAACTCTGCTTTTCTTTTTTATGTAGTCTTTTGGTATAGACATTTTTAATTGTAAGTATCTAGTTTAAAATATTCATCTTCAGCATAATCATCATCTTCAGCCCTATAACCATATTTTTTTAATTCTGGTTCAAACTCTTCTTTTCTACGATGTATTCCTTCTATAGTTTTTGGGTCATCATATCTATAATAAAATTTATTTTCATCACTAAATGAATCTTTTAATTGTTCAATACTACTTTGAATATTAGTTTTTAAACTTTCTAAACCTCTTAATTGATGTACATGTTTTAATTCTTCTACTAATATTTTTTCTCTATGTTCTGGGTACATGTTAGCATCTAAAGCTATAGTTAATTCTTTATTAGGTCTTATATAATTTAATAAACTTCCTACATTTTTTACTACTTTAAAACCAGTTTGATTAGTTATAGGGTTTACAGATGATAGTGATTCTAAAACATTATATACAGTATTAGCTAATTTATTTTCTATTAAAGGGGTTGGCATAATATGTTCTCTAGGAAGTTCTTCTAAAACTTGCATCATAGCTGCTTCTGTTTTGTCTCCCAAAGGTATTTCAGAATCTTTTAATATTTGTAAAATAGCTTCTTTTTTAGGTATATTTTCATATTCTTTATATTTTTTTCTTTTTTCTTCAAAATCAACTTCTTTAACATTTATATTGTGTTTGTCTTTTAAAATTTTATACATATTTTGTAAATGCTCTTCATAATTTTTTCTATATAATCTTTCTTTTTCCATATATCTTGTAACTTCTGGACCATCTTTTTTACCAGTCCTAGCAGTTTCAGCTTTAGCTCGTATATAATCTTTATGAGTTGGACTGTTAAATTCTCTATTATGAAACAAATTATCTAAGTTTTGTCTTTTTACAGGACCACCTATTTGTTTAAACTGTCTAGCACCTCTAGTTTTTTTAGCTATGCTTTTTGGTTGTGGGCTGTTTTGTTTTCCTGCTGCTGTATCTTTTCTTTTCTTTGCTGTTGTAGCAGCATATTCCGAGTCCGATAACGATTCAATCGCTTTCTTTGGGAGATATCTCTCACCCGTTTCTGAAGATTTTTTACCACTCTTAGTTCCCCAGTCTTGTTTACTCCAACTTCTAAGACTTCGTTGTGATTTTTTTAAAGCCATTTTTTAATAAACTTATTGACTTTAATTATAAATTCTTTTATGTATTGTATTATTATATTCATTTTATTTATAGCCTCCTCCTTTGGCTTTATATTGTTTTGCTAAAAGCTGGGCTTTCCGAGCAGACCATTGACCGGGATTACCTCCTTTAGAACCGGACTTGATTTTCTCGAAAAGCCTCTTACGCATAGTAGGCTGGGTATAATTACCAGCTTTATTTACTGTCGACTTACTTCCTTGAGCAAGTCTTTTACGAGTTACTGCTTTTTTTCTTGGCATTTTTTTCTCCTTTCTTAAAAATTCTATCCCAGTTCTCCTCAAATTGTTTTCTGTTATTTTTATTAATACCACTAGACATAGATAATCTATTTTCTTGTTTATGTAATGGTTTTAATTTAAAATTTCCAGCGTGAGGCATAATTATTATCCGTTTCTTTTATCTTGTGCTTGTTGTTTTTTAAGTTCTTCTAACTTTTTATCTACCGGTCTTTGTTGTGATTGTTGTTGTGCCATTAGTAACCATACCCATTAGGGTCTTCCCATTTTTGATTATGCTTTCTATGTGCTGTTTTCTTTTCCCAATCTTCTATTGCTTTACATATACTATCTTCTGCTAGTACACTACAATGTAATTTAATTGGTGGTAGTTCTAAAGCTTCTGCTATATCTTTATCTTTAATAAGCTTTGCTTCTTCTATAGTTTTACCTTTTAACATATCTACAAACATAGTAGAGGATGCGATTGCACTTCCACACCCGTATGTTTTAAACTTTACATCTTCTATAATATTATCTTTTAGTTTTATTTGTAGCTTCATAACATCACCACATGCAGGAGAACCTGTCATGCCTGTAGCAACATTAGGGTCTTTAGGGTCAAATCGCCCAACAGAATGTTTCTGTGGATTATTTAAAACACTCTCGAACCTATCAACTACTTTTTGAGAATATGCCATTAGCTAATTAGTTTCCATATTTTATTTATTCTACCACATTTCATAAACTTGTGTAGTTTATTAAACATTTTTACCATTTAACCTTGTCAGCCCAATAAGCTGCTGACATTTTTCCTCTAGCAATATTCTTAGCATGTCTAGCCTTAAAAGATTTTCTTTTAGCTTTCATACGAGCAGACTCACCTGCTTTAGGTTTACCTGCAGTACTAGCACCTTTTTGTCCAAACCTAATAGTTTTAATTTTGTCGCCAACTTTAGCAACAACTATATGTGATTTAGTTTTGTGTCCGGGAGTACGCTTGGGTTTGTTATAACCACTTACTCCTGCTCTTGTAAGTCTTGAGTCTTTCTTTTTAGCCATTAGTGTATAGTCTCCTTTTGTTCTGGTAAAATATGAGTTAGTTCATGTAGCTCACCAATAATTGTTAGAGCATACATATCAGCTATGTCTATTGCTTTATCCATAGTCTCTGCTTTTATATATGGTCCTATTAAAGGTTGATTATCTTTTATAACTTCAGTAAGAAATATTTTCATCCTAACATACCTTTACCTAATATCCAGCCTATAATAAACCAAAAACAAAACCATACTGGATGGTCTTGAGCAAATTGAAGTATTTCATTCAGATAGTTCTTCATAGTCTGTGATGTCTATAGTTTCTTTTTCAGGTAATATAAATATACCACCTTGAACATTATGATTTACATCTAATCGTTCTTTTTTACCTAAACCAACTCTGTCAAGTATTGTTTGAGCTGCTTGTAGCTTAACATTAGCTTGAGGTAATGGTTTATTGCTTTCTAATACCTCAACAAGTTTAAAGGCTGCTGAAGGGGCTTCCTTTGCAAGTACATCAGAGGCTAAATCAACTATTTCATGTTTAAGACTTTTTATTACTTGGTAGTGATTTCCTTGGTACCCTGCAAGTTCTGCCGAAAGTTTAAGATTTCCTTTAGTCTCTATAAGGCTATTAAGGAATAGTTCTTGTTTTTCTGTCAGCTTTCTTTTTGTTGTAGGTAAAGACATACAGATATTATATACCTAAAAGGGGCATTTGTCAAGTATTAATAAATATTTTACAAAAGACTTGACAAAATGCAAATATATCTATATAATAAGATTAAGTCTGCCGGGGGTTAAATACATAACCTAGTAAGCTGTTCAGCTCTGTTTAGCCCTGTGAAGTTTCCAACTAAAAATCCCTAAAAATGTGTAACCACTATATATATATATGGGGGTACGGGGGGTGGCTCTTGCCCCCTACCAACAAACTCTAAAGAGTTTGACAAATCTCCAAAGTTTCTACAGGAAAAGTCTAATAGACTTTAAAGATTTTCCAAGCTTTACAAAGTATCAGCAGTTAAACTCTGCAGAGTTTATCAAGACTATACTACTTTCCAAGATTTGTAGAGTAATTGTGTCGGCATTTTAT